AGCAAGATACATTACTAAGCAAGTAACAATTCCAGAAGACCGTGTTGCTTCTGATAACATCTCAGTGAGAATGCGTTGTTACAAACCTCGTGGTTCTGAAATTGCAGTTTACTACAAGGTACTTGCGCCAGGTGATGATTTTGCATTCGATGAAACACCATATGTTAGAATGACTTCACAAAATGCTTCTACATATTCTGAGTATATTGGTGATACGGTTGACCTAGAGTGGAAACCCACAGACGGTACCGTCAATTATACAAACAGAGATGGTGTTGAATTTAATAACTTTGTGACTTTTGCAATTAAAGTCTGTCTCTTCACAGACAATAAATCAAGAGTCCCATATTGTCAAGACTTGAGAGTATTAACAGGTAGTACATAATGCCAGATAAGACTTTGGTAGAGAAGAAGTTTGAACCCCCTCAAGAACAACAGTTCTTGGGGGTGGTAGAAAGAGATGACTTGGTTCGTGATGAGTATTCTGGTGCTTTATTCCGTGTTGACGATAAGGCGATAGAGGAGTATCTGGAAAAGAAAAAACTCCGAGAGCAAGCAAAGAGAAATGAAGAACGCCTAAATAGTCTAGAAGCAGATATAGGCGACATTAAATCTATGCTCAGTCAACTTATAAATAAAGGATAACCAAGGAGAATCATATGGCAATCTCTACAATTAACAACTCAAACTCTATTACTCAATGGGTAACTAGAACAAACGACATTATCAATGTCGTAAACGTTTTGGATGCTGATGGCGCAATTACAACTGTCCGTATTGCAGATGAAGCAGTTCAATCAAGCAAACTTGCTGACGATATCAATATTCGTGGTACACTACGAGTGCAAGATATAGACATCCGTGACTATATTACCGCATATCATATTGGTTTTGGCGGTTAAGTTTGTTGTATAAATAGATTTATATAATCTTAATGTAAAAATTTCTTTGGGAGAAAAAAACAAATGGCAAGACATTTAATTCCATCAGCATATGTCACTTTCGACAAGGCGAATGGTACAGTCTCGTTCAATGGTAACCACCACAAGGAGAATATTCTTCTTATTACGGACGTTACTGCTGCGAAGACTCTGTATCAATTTAATTCACGAAACTTCATGGGTAGCGTTGCTTTCTCAGAAGTAACAGAACAAACTACAGTTACCCTAGATTACGATACTGCTAATGATGCAGATATCACGGTTGGTGACGTAATCCAAGTATTCGTAGACGTAGAAAACGAAGCAGTAACAGTCGCAGAAGACCTTCTAGACGGTGTTGGTAAAATTCGTGTTTCCAACCCAGGTAACTTGATTGACACCGACTTCGAATATGGTCTACAGTCAACTAAGTGGGAAACACTTCAATCCGTAAACAACATTCCTACTGTTTACTCTTCATCTGGTGACAAACCAATTGATGGTATCGTGTCTGTTGACGCAGTTGCGGGTTCCAAGCAAGTTAAAGTTACAACAAGTGTTGCTCATGGTATGGAATTGGGCAACCCAGTTTCAGTTCAAGGTTTGGATGACTATCAAGCAGAAGGTTTCTTCACCATCTCTGGTGTTGACGGTGATTACACATTCTTCTTCGAACTAGACGTTCCAGCAACAACTACTGGTGATATCTCTGGTGGTTATACTACTATCGTTCCTGCGAAATTCTTTGAAGGAAGTCCTCTCCCAATTTCCGTAATTGATGGCGCACAAACAGATGGTGGTTCACCTTCCAAGATTGATGTTACTACAGAAGAAACTCACGGTTTTGCTCTAGGTACTAAAGTTTATCTCCGCAATACAATTGGACCAAAGTCTCTAATTATTGCTGACCCACAAGCAACTGCACCTGATGGTCGTCCATATATTGATACTGATTCAGTTTTCACAACTTCTATTGATGTTGTTGCAAGCGAAGACACTGGTCGTGCAAACGTCCGTCAAAACAAACTAGTAACTTGGGACCACCAATCAACTCACTCACATTATATTGACCCAACATATGTTAATGTTGCAAACAATACTCTAGAGTGGGTAGGACATGGATTGGGTGACCGTTTCTGTCTATTGTTCAATACTCCTGTACTTGGCGATAGCGATATGGGATTGAATGATGGTACAGTATACTTCGTTGAAGTTATTGATGAAAACCTAATCAAACTACACTCAAACTATACTCTTGGTTCAGAGGTTACTCTTTCACAACCTCTAAACGCTAAAGGTACTTGTCGTGTAGGTCTCGTATATAAGATTCGTGAAGAATATAACCGTATGGACAAGTTGTACACTGAGTACAACAAAGTGTCACAAGCAAACTCTACCAACTATGGTACTGCTGACGAATCATACGCAGGTCCTACAACCGCAACAACTGCAAACCGCTACAAAGCAACTTCTGCAAGAATGCGTAACCAGATGAATGGCGAAGACCAATTTGGTTTCTATGTTGCTAACCTCTTTGGTGGTCACAGTGGATATTTGGATGGTTTGATTGCTAACGGTACTCGTATCTTCCTTGACCGTGTTGGTGAAGGTGGCGGTGACCTTGAAGCAGCAGACGAATTCTCAACAGTCACATTCTATCGTCCAGAAGGTAACGGTTCTTTCGTAATCGGTACAGGTCCTAACAACCCAGAATCATTCTATATTGATAGTGAATCTGCAACCGAAATGAACGATGGTTTTGACGTTACTGCTGCATATCTAAGCACAAGTACAACATACGGTAACGGTGTTGGTACATTGCGTTATGACTTGAACGAATCAAGCACCTTGATTGGCGCATCTTCATGGGTTACATGGTATTTCCGTCTAGATTTAGACCCAACTTCACAAGCACTATTCAAAGCAAACTTCTATGCGGATTCTGGTGCTGACCTTGCACTTGACCCAAGTGGTTTTGGTCTTGGTGGTGTTAACCCAGACCGTGTTCTTGCTTTCGTAGGTAAGACACCAACTGGTGGTGCGATTGATGCGGATGCTGCTCGTGACCTATATGCAACTCGTTCAGATAACGCAAACTCTCGTTACGGTACAGTTAAACCTGTTCGTACAAACGTACTATCATCTACTGGACAACATCTAATCTCTAGTCGAAACGTCCTATCAGATGGTTCATTCCGAATCAACTTTAACATGGGCGATGACTCAGACCGTTTGATTTACTTGTCTGCTGGTGAAGGTTCGCATGTTTACTACATGTTCTCTCAGAACCTTAATGCTGACCGAAACACAATTTATGAAGTTGGACACGGTATTGAATCTGGACAAACTGCAACTGTTATCGTTGACCCAACAGACTATGCTGCTGGACAAAGATTTAAGTTTGCGTCTTCTGCTGGTGCAGTTACAGAAATTTCTGCTTCTGAGTTTGACGTAACTGTTGCTACAGTATCACCCGACTTGTTCCGTATTACATTGGATATTTCTCCAAATACAGACGATATTGTGGACTTCCCAGATAACTTTACAATTACTTTCAACAAAGAAAACGAATTGTATAACACAATCTATGTGAACAACCACAAGATTGTTGCACAATCACAAGCAACTTACCTTGCTTCTGGTAACAATGAAGATGCAACAGTTGTCTACACTGGTGCGCTAGAAACAGAAGGTGAAATTACTCTAAACGGTAAGAACCTTGGCGAAAATGCTCCAAATGCACAAGTTCGTGTCTACAGAAACCAAGCATATCAATTTGATATTTCAGGTTTGACTTCTGTTGCAACAGGTGACCGTCCAAGTCTTTGGGTAAAAGATGCTGGTACTTGGTCAGAAGTTGCAAGCGGTGCAACCGTACTTACAGATATTACTCCTGTATATGACGATGCAACTGACCCAGACATTCGTACTATCACGTTTACTGTATCTAATGATGATACTGTCTTTGGACAATTGCAGTCAGACAATGACTATGACCTTGCGATTTCTGTTGGAAACCCAGATTCAGATAGTAACTTCGTTTCATTCGATTACTACATTGTATCAGACATTCTAACTGGTGTTGTTAACGGTACTGCATACAACTTGAACCGTGTAAACGACTCTCGTTTGACCCTAACCCAAACTGTTGACACTTCTGCTAGTGCTACTACAGCAGTAACAGGTGCTGCCAACAACAATACAATTACTAACCGATTCATCGACTTCGAAACTCCACTTGGTATTACTCCAACTGGTGCGTCAATCACTGGTGTTCAATACCGTGGTGACTTCAACGAAACTCGTGAATATGTTAAAATTACTTTTGCGGATGCAACTGAATACTTCATTGGTCGTACTGGTGGTGCTGATACTCAGTCCTTCCGTAACGATTCAACATGGGTAACTAAAGACGTTACTCCATTGTTGGTTGACAACGGTGGTGTTCTAGGTATCAACGTAACCTTTGACCCAACATCACGAATTGACCGCAGAATTGGTTCTATGTCCAACTGGTGGGAAATTCGATTCATCATCACTGGTGCAACTGGTACTATTGTTCTTAACGCAACTGGTGTTGATGGCGAACAAGAATTCTTGGTTGACTCACTCCGTGGTGCATACGATGGTGTGTTTGCAATTATTGACTCAATTCCAGCACCAGATGAGTTTATTCTTGAAACAGACTTCAAGATTCCTGCTCGTGAATACTCATTTACTGGTACTGACGTTGACCAAATTACTGGTACTATTACTTTCCCATCGGAACACAACTTGATTACTGGTGAGATTGTTTCATATAACCCAGGTACTGGCAACACTTCAATGTTGACAGATGAAACCGACAATGTGTTTAACGTCATTGTTGTAAGTTCAACTGAAATTAAACTCGCAGTTTCTTCTGACTCTGCATTGAACAACATTGAAACTGGTGTTACTGCACAAACTGGTACCCATACACTAAAAGCACGTTCATTGGTTAAAGCAATCTCTGGTCAAGGTCTTATCACCTTCAACAGTGGTGAATCAAGCATTCAGGGTTCTGGTACCAAGTTCTTGACAACCTTCAAGCGTTTTGACCGAATCTTCGTTAAAGGCGCTGATTATGTGTACTCAATGACAGTTCGTGACATTCAGACTAACGAAAAAATGCGTGTGTTTGAAACATTCGAAGAGACAGTTTCCTCTGCCTCAGAATATTTCTTCACCACTCAGTTGATGCTACGTCCAGACGGTTACTCACTCCACAAGTCATTTGACGGTGGTGTTGATATTACTGCTGGTACCTCACCTGACTCTAAGATTGTTCGTCAGTCTCGTAAATACTTCCGTTACCAATCTGGTAAGGGTATTCAAAACTCACTTGCAATTAACTTTAACCCACCTCGCATTATGCGTGAGTTGATTAAAGCAGACTCAGCAACTGCCCGTGTTATCACTCAAGAACAACATAACTTGAGAGTAGGTGACGTTGTTACCGTAAGCGGTGCAGAAGTATCTGCTGGTGCAAACAACCCATATAACGGACGTTTTGAAGTTTCTGCTTTGATTGATGAATTCACATTCGAATATGAAATGGGTTCAGTACCAGACGAAGCAAAAGCATCTGGTTTCCCTGCATACACTCGTGCTGGTTGGACTGATTCATATGTTCGTGCTGGTATGTTCGATGACCAAAACGGATTCTTCTTCGAATTCGATGGTCAGAAAATCTACACAGTGGTTCGTTCATCTACAACTCAGTTGGCAGGTTCTGTAACTGCAACTCGTAACTCACAAGTTGTTACTGGTAACAACACTTCGTTTACTACTCAAGTAAACGCAGGTGATAAGGTTGTTATCCGTGGACAGTCATACAAAGTTGTTGAAGTATCAAGTGACTTGCGTATGGTTGTACAACCTGCATATCGTGGTGTAACATCTTCTGGTATTAAAGCAACTAAGACAGAAGACCGCAAAGTAGAACAAGCAAATTGGAACATCGACAAGTGTGATGGTCACGGTCCTACTGGTTATAAACTAGACACAACTAAGATTCAGATGTGTTATGCGGATTACTCTTGGTACGGTGCTGGTAAAGTTCGTTTCGGTTTCAAAGACAGAAACGGTCATATCAGATACGTCCACCAGTTCATCCACAACAACCGTCTAGGCGAATCATACTTCCGTTCTGGTAACCTTCCAGGTCGCTATGAGATTGAGAATGGTCCTAACGCAACTACTGCGCCAACACTATTCCACTTCGGTACCTCAATCATCATGGATGGTCGATTCGATGACGATAAGGCATACTTGTTCTCTCGTAACAGTAAACCTTTCGCCTTCACCAACGGTGCAAGCAGAACATTCAGCACCAATGCGATTTCATCATTCGATGTTATCACATTGAACGGTAAGCGTGTGTTCGTATACGCCCTACCATGTTCATTGGCAGATGCTACTGCAACCGTGGTTGGTTCACAGATTTCTCAAGGAAGCACATTCCCTGAGGGAACATATGTTACACAGGTTAAATTGGATGGTGCGACTTCTAAAGTGTACACTTCATATCCTGCAAGTAACAACGAACCATCATTGTCAGATATTGCTTCTGCAACAACTATCACCAACGGTGAAGTTAGTGCGATTGCTCTTGACCAACCAATTCCATTGGTTTCACTACGTCTTGCGCCTTCCGTTGACTCTTCACTAACTGGTGCGATTGGTGAGCGTGAAATCGTTAACCGTATGCAGTTGAGACTAAGAAGTGCTGGTATTACCTCAAACGATGACTTGGAAGTGTTCCTAATCCTTAACGCAATTCCTTCAAATGCGGAATTCCAAGGTGCAGAATCTCCATCTCTATCACAGATTATTGACCATAACCATGGCGATACTCTAGAGGGTGGTACTACAATCTACTCAGTTAAAGCATCTGCTGGTTCTATCGAAATCGACTTGACTGAACTACTAGAACTTGGTAACTCAATTCTAGGTGGTGACGGTGTGTTCCCGAACGGTCCTGACTTGTTGACTGTTGCGGTTCAACCACAGTCAACTGCTGGTATCTCTGGTACCGCACCATTCTTCGTAACTGGTAAGATTTCTTGGTCTGAATCACAAGCGTAAGAAAACAGTGTGGGGGGAAACCCCCACACTTCTTTTTGTGTGGTGGTTCGTTGTGTGATAAATACTATAGAGAACCATTAAATCAAAGGTATGGAGAATTATGGCAACACCCACATCTAGAGCAGACTTTAAGGAATATTGCCTTCGAAAATTAGGTAAGGGCGTTATTCAAATTAACGTGTCTGACCAACAAGTAGAAGACAGAATAGATGATGCATTAGAGTATTTTCAAGAATATCACTCTGACGCAATCACTCGTACCTACGTCAAGCATCAAGTCACTCAAGCAGATATCGACAATGAGTATATCTCACTAGACAATAGTGTGACTACTGTTGTGCGTGTATTAAGCATTGATGACGGAACCGCATCTTCAAGCATGTTTGATGTGCGTTATCAGATGCATCTAAATGACGTATTCGATTTCACTTCCGTAGATGCATCCCAATATGTTTCTATGCGTCAACATCTAACGATGCTTGACGACTTGTTTAATGGTACTACACCAATTAGACATGAAAGACATACTGACAGACTTTACATGGACATGAATTGGTCTGACAATCTCGTAGTAGATTCATACATTATTATCGAATGCTATAAGGTTATTGACCCAACAACTTTTCCTCAGATTTGGGGAGATAGATTCCTAAGAGAATATTGTACCGCACTCGTTAAAGAACAGTGGGGTATGAACGTGTCAAAATATGAGGGCATTTCACTACCAGGTGGTGTCACCATGAATGGTCGTGCTATCTTAGATGAAGCAAAAACTGAAATTGCAGAACTAGAAGAACAGATGCAATTAAGACATGAATTGCCAGTTGACTTCTTCCAAGGGTGATGAAGCATGGCAACTAATCCTCATTTCAACTTTTACACAAATGTCGAAGAGCAATCTTTAACCAACGATTTGGTGGTTGAGTCCATTCAAATCTATGGACAAGATATTCGCTATATTCCTCGTTCCTACGCATACGTTGATGATATCTTCAATGAAGTAAGAAACTCAGTATTTGATGAAGAGTTTACCATTGAAGCATACATTCAAGGTGTCGATGGTTTCCAAGGGGATGGAGACTTGTTGTCAAAGTTTGGCGTTGAGATTAAAGATACTCAAGATTTTATTGTATCAGTCACTCGATTTGCGGAAGAAGCAACTTCTGCGAATGTTGGTTTTAACGTACCAAGAGAAGGTGACTTACTATACTTCCCCCTTACAGATGCTATCATGGAGATTAAGTTTGTAGAGGATGAGGAAGTTTATTATCAAATAGGTAAAGCATATATCTACAGATTGTCCACAGAACTATTCTCATATTCTGGCGAGACAGTTGAAACTGGTGTAGAAGAGATTGACGATAATGTCACTGCCCAAATATACACTATCCAACTAACATTGGGTTCAGGTTCTGGTGACTTCACTCTTGGCGAATCAGTCTACCAAGGGGATGACCTTGCAAATGCAACTTCACAAGCAGTCGTTTCAGATTGGAATCCAGACACAGATGTTCTTACAGTAAAATCCGTATCAGGTAACTTTACAAGCGGTAATACTGTTATTGGCGACACTAGTGGTGCGTCATATGTCTTAGGCGTGAAAGAAACTATGGTATTCCCTGAAGCAGTTGGTGATACAGACAACAAGACACTTGAAACTCAAGCAGATAGTATCATTGACTTCACAGAAGACAATCCATTCAGTGAGGATTACTAATGGCATTAGGACATACATTCTATCATGCATCTATTAAGAAGATGGTTATCGTATTCGGTAACCTCTTTAACAATTTGTATGTGCGTGATTTTTATGAAAATGGTAATGAGAAGGAAAGACGTAAAGTCCCTATCTCATACGGACCAAAACAAAAGTTTCTAGCAAGACTAGATGCGGGTGGATTTCAGCAAGATAGCGGAATGTCTCTTCCTCGCATGGCATTTGAGATGGACAACTTGACATATGACTCAGAGAGAAAGTTAAGTTCTTTGGGTAGAATTTCCAACCAAAAAGATGGTGAGGGAGTCAAGTACGCATACATGCCAGTACCATATAACTTTGATTTTTCGTTGTATATTATGGTTAAGAATGCGGATGATGGTACTCAACTTCTAGAACAGATTCTACCATACTTCACCCCCCATTTCACTGTTACGATTAAAGAGTTCCCAGAATTGGATGTTACTCGTGACATTCCGATTATACTAAATAGTCTTACACAAGAAGATATTTACGATGGTGATTTTGAAACAAGACGTTCTATTGTTTGGACACTATCTTTCTCAATGAAAGGTAACATGTACGGTGCAGTTAAGGGTGGACAACTTGTTTCTTCTACTGTCGTTTCCGTCAATAATACAAATCCAGATGGTTCGTCTTTGGCAGATGGTGTAACAACACAGAGCGCAGACAATCCTAGTGACGGATTACTAACTGGTGATTTTGGTTTCACTCAATCAACTGAGTCAGGTGAACCATAATGCATAAGGTGAAGACAGATGAAAAAATCGGTAGACGAAAAAATTGAAGACGTATTGAATATCAATACAGAACTAGTTAAAGCAGAAGAAGAGTATCACCAAGTAATTGAAGTCGTGAAGGACAAGGACATTACTGGACTTGAAAGAGATGATGATTTCAATACTGCAAGAGAAAATATTGCAAGACTAATCCAACGTGGAGAAGAAGCAGTAGATGGTATCTTACGTCTTGCTTCCGAATCTGAACAACCTCGTGCATATGAGGTTGCAAGTACGCTTATTAAAAATATGGTTGAAGCAAACAAAGATTTGCTTGACCTACATAAGCAAAAGAAAGAATTAGAAAAAGAAGATTACGCAGGTCCTCGTACCCAAGTACAAAACAACACTATGTTTGTGGGAAGCACTAAAGATTTGCAACAACATCTTATGAAACTTGCAAAGGGCGAGATTCAAGATGAGTGAGAATTATCTAGGTAATCCCAACCTAAAAAGAGCAAACATTGCTGTTGACTTCACTCAAGAACAGATTGAAGAATGGGTAAAGTGTTCTAAAGACCCCCTATATTTTATCGAAAAATACGTTAAGATTGTTAACGTAGACTTGGGTTTTATTCCTTTTACACCATATGATTTTCAGAAGGATATTATTACACAAGTAAATAATAACCGTTTTGTTATTTGTAAGATGCCTCGTCAAAGTGGTAAGACCACTACAATTGCGGCATTGCTATTACATGCGGTGTTGTTTAATGAAGAATATAACATTGCTATTCTAGCACACAAACTTGCACAAGCAAGGGAAATCTTGTCTCGTATTCAAAGAGCATACGAAGCACTTCCTAAGTGGATGCAACAAGGTGTTGTAGAATGGAACAAAGGTAATATTGAACTAGAAAACGGTTCTAAGATTTTGAGTTCTGCCACATCATCCTCTGCGATTCGTGGTGGTTCATTTAACCTAATTTACCTAGACGAATTTGCATTCATTCCTGCAAACTTGCAAGATGAATTCTTTGCGTCTGTGTACCCAACAATCTCTTCTGGTAAGACTACAAAGGTGTTGATTACTTCTACACCAAATGGTCTTAACATGTTCTACAAATTGTGGACTGATAGCGAGAAGAAGAGAAATACATATAAGAGGGTGGATGTTCATTGGAGTGACATTCCAGGTCGTGATGCTAAATGGCGTGACGAACAGATTGCTAACACTAGTGAAGACCAATTCCGTGTTGAATTTGAATGTGAGTTTGTCGGTTCTTCAAATACTTTGATACCAGGTTCAAAACTCCGTTCTCTAACTTATGAGAAACCTAAATATGTTAGTGATGGAACTTCAATCTATGATGAACCACACCAAGATAGAGCATACGCAATGGTCGTTGACACATCAAGGGGTACTGGTGCAGATTATTCTGCCTTTGTGATTTTTGATATTTCAGAATTACCATATAAAGTTGTATGTAAATATAGGAACAAAGAGATTTCGCCACTACTATATCCAAGGGTAGTTGTAGGGGCAGCAAAGAAGTATAATGATGCATATATTCTCGTTGAAGTGAATGATGTGGGCGCACAAGTCGCAGATATTATTCATGGGGAGTTTGAGTACGAGAATATTTTAAGTGTTGCACAAATGGGTCGTGCAGGGCAACAGATTGGTACTGGATTCGGTAAAAATGTTGCTTTTGGTGTAAAAACCTCTAAGTACGTTAAACGTATGGGATGTTCAACCCTAAAGGATTTGGTTATATCTGACCAGTTGATAGTGCAAGATTTTGATATCGTGTCTGAGTTGAATACGTTTGTGGCGAAGTCACAATCATATGAAGCAGAATCAGGTTCTCACGATGACCTTGTGATGTGCTTAGTGTTGTTCTCATGGATGACGACACAAAAGTATTTCAGAGAACTAACAGATATGGATTTCCGTAGGAAATTAGAGGATTACAATCGTGAAATGATTGATGAAGAATTAACTCCGTTTGGTTTTATTGAAGATGGCATAAACAGAGAAACCACTTATAAAGATTCAAGTGGTCAAGTGTGGTCAACAGACACAGAACTAAAATGGGGCAATGATTGGTAATAGGTAGAAAACTGAAGAATACTAAATAATAATGTTAAATAAGAATTTGACTAACCATATTCTTCAAACACAAATACATTAAAAAGGAGAATGAAATATGCCATTTCAACTAAGTCCAGGTGTTAATGTCAGTGAAATTGACTTGACAACCGTAGTACCCGCAGTTGCGGCAACAGGTGGTTGTATTGCTGGAGAATTTGCATGGGGTCCAATCATGGAGCGTAAACTGCTTGGTGACGAAGACTCAGTTGCAAATATGTTCGGTAAACCAACCAACACTACCGCAATTTCTTTCTTTACCGCTGCAAACTTTCTTGCATACGGTAACTCACTACAAATCGTTCGTGTAGCACAAACAGGTCAAGCAAACGCAACCACAGATGGTAGCACTGGTTCTGACGCTCTACTAATTGAGAACGATGAAGATTGGGAAAACAATTGGGAAGGTGGTCAGAATGTCGTTTCTGGTCGCTATTTCGCTGCTAAGTATGCAGGTGCTTTGGGTAACACCCTAAAAGTATCCGTGTGTCCTTCTGCCGCTGCTTTCCGTTCAACAGTAAACGTTTCAACTACTGGTGCAACTCTTACTCTAACCTCTGGTAACCCAGAAGACCATCTAGCAGTTGGTTCTTTGGTAATCTACGGTGGTGAGACTCGCCAAGTCGAAGCAATTACCGCAGGAACTTCTGCAACTCTAGACTCTGGATTCTCAAGCGATATCTCTGCCGCTGACGCAACTTTCGAGTGGGAATACGCAACATCATTTGATGGCGCACCAGGTACTTCACCATACGCAGAGAAGCGTGGTGCTTCAAATGACGAAATGCACGTTGCAGTCATTGACGAAGACGGTGAGTTTTCAGGTACTAAAGGCGAAGTAGTCGAGAAGTTTGCTTTCGTTTCTAAAGCACCTTTCGCACTAAATGCAGACGGTTCAACAAATAACTACAAGAATGTAATCGACAGACGCTCATTCTTCATCCGTTGGATGGACCACAATTCTGGTTCAAACGCCAATTGGGATACCCCTGCTGCAAATGGAGTAGATTACAACGCTACACCTATCACAATGCCAAGCACTTGGTCAATGAGTGGTGGTTCTAACGGTGTTGCTGCTTCTGACGCACAGAAAATCAACGGTTACGACATGTTTGCTAACGCAGAAGAAGTGGATGTTTCACTAATTCTTGGTGCAGACGCTAACCAGACTATCGCATTGCACCTAGTTGCAATGGCAGAGTCTCGTATGGACTGCGTAACATTCCTATCACCTGAGTTCTCAGATGTTGTTAACAACGCTGGTAGCGAAGCAACAGATATCGTAGAGTTCCGTAACTCTCTACCTTCATCTTCATACGCTTTCCTAGACGGTAACTGGAAGTATCAATACGACAAGTACAACGATGTGTATCGTTGGGTACCATTCAACGGTGACGTTGCTGGTCTAGTTGTTCGTGCAACTGATACTCGTGACGCATGGTGGTCACCTGCTGGTTTCAACCGTGGTGGAATTAAGAATGTTGTTAAGACTGCATGGACTCCTAGCAAAACTTACCGTGATGAATTGTACAAGAACAACATCAACCCAATCTTGGTATTCCCAGGCGAAGGTTGTATTCTATTCGGTGACAAGACACTACTTGCTAAACCAAGTGCGTTTGACCGTATCAACGTAAGACGCTTGTTCATCGTAATGGAAAAAGCGATTGCAACTGCTGCAAAATACTCACTCTTTGAGTTCAATGACCAGTTCACTCGTTCAATGTTCCGTAACATGGTAGAACCATTCTTGAGAGATGTTCAAGGTCGCCGTGGTATTTACGACTTCCGTGTTGTTTGTGACGAATCCAACAATACTGGCGAAGTAATTGATAGAAACGAATTTATTGGTGACATTTATGTTAAACCAGCACGTTCTATCAACTTCATCCAGTTGAACTTTGTTGCTGTCCGTACAGGCGTTGACTTCTCCGAAGTAGTCGGTCAATTTTAATTAACAGATAAAAATTAAGGAGAAAAACAATGGCATTTACAATTGACGGTTTCAGAGCAGAACTAACTGGCGGTGGCGCAAGAAGTAACCTGTTCGAATGTGAAATCACCAACCCCTTCGGTGGTAGTGATAAATTCACTTTCATGGCGAAAGCATCACAACTTCCAGGTGACACTCTTGGTGTAATCGAAGTACCATACTTTGGTCGTACTATGAAGGTTGCAGGTAACCGTACATTCGCAGAATGGACAGTTACAGTTATCAACGATGAAGACTTTGCAGTACGCAATGGTCTAGAGCGTTGGATGACTTCAATCAACTCTCATATCTTGAACGTTGGTACACCTTCACCTATCCTACAGAAGTCTATTGGTACTATCAAGCAGTTTAGTAAAGATGGTTCACCAATCAAGACCTATACATTTATTGGCATCTTCCCTGCGGATTTGTCACCAATTGATGTAGCATGGGATTCTAACGATACAATCGAAGAGTTTACAGTTACATTCCAGTATGACTACTGGATTGACGCTGCAAACGCAGTAATCTAAAAAGGGTTCTCGGGGGGTCTATAAATAGATATAGACTCCCCAGAATTTAATTTAGATAGGATAATATTTTATGGCAAAGTTGTTTGGTTTTGAAATCACCCGACTCGGGCAAGGAGATTCCGATAGTCTTCCATCGTTTGTCGCACCGACAAATGACGATGGTGCGTTGGAAATCCAAGAAGGCGGTATCTTTGGTCAATATCTTGACCTAGAAGGTAAGTCTAAATCCGAAGAAGAGTTGATTAATCGTTATCGTGAGATGGCGATGCAACCAGAATGTGAAACTGCGATTGATGATATCATCAATGAAGCAGTTGTGCAAGAAGATAAAGAAAGTCCAGTTTCAGTAAACTTGGACGGTATTGATTTTGGTGCGGGTGTTAAGAAACGCATCACAGAAGAATTCGATAATGTCATGCGCCTACTGGATTTCAGTAACTATGGTGCAGACATTTTTAAGCGTTGGTACGTTGATGGTAGATTGTATTACCACAACGTTATTGATGTTGATAGACCAAATGAAGGTCTCAAAGAATTGCGCTTTATTGACCCAAGACAGATTAAGAAGGTCAGGAAAGCAATAGAAAAGAAAGACGCAGACACTAATGTGTCAGTGTTTAAAGAGTTCGAAGAATTTTTTGTATACAGTGAAATGGGTATCAGTAATTCGGAGCAAGGCATTAAGATTGCTAAAGACTCTGTTACCTATGTTACAAGTGGTTTGCTTGACAAAGACGGTAAGCAAGTTATTTCTTACCTACATAAAGCAATCAAACCTCTTAACCAACTGAGGGCAGTCGAAGACGCAGTAGTTATCTACAGATTGTCTCGTGCGCCTGAACGTAGAATTTTCTATGTGGACGTTGGTAACCTGCCTAAAGGTAAAGCAGAACAATATCTGCGAGACATTATGGCAAGGTATAAGAACAAAATTGTATATAATGCAACGACAGGTGAGATTGATGACAGTCGTAAACACATGTCGATGCTTGAAGATTTTTGGATGCCTCGTAGAGAAGGTGGTAGAGGTACAGAAGTTTCTACCCTACCTGGTGGTCAAAATCTAGGTGAGATGGATGACGTTAACTACTTCAAATCGAAGTTGTACAAGTCATTAAACGTTCCATCTTCAAGACTAGATAGTGAGAACCAATTCTCTATTGGTAAGACCGAAGAGATTACTCGTGATGAAATCAAGTTCAACAAGTTCATTAAGAAACTTAGAATTCGATTCTCACATTTGTTTGACGATTTGCTCAAAAAGCAACTAATCCTAAAGGGTGTTATTGCACCAGAGGATTGGGAAGAGTTGAAAGACAACATCTTCTACGACTTTAAAGCAGATACGCATTTTGCAGAATTGAAGAACCAAGAAATTCTGCGTGAAAAAATTGGTTTGTTGGGTGAAATCGAACCATACGTTGGTAAATATTTCTCACGACAAATGGTACTTAAAGACATTCTCGGTTATTCTGACCAAGACATTGAGGACTTAGCGACTCAGATTCAGAAAGAAATCGACAATGGAGATATCGGTAATGAAGAAGATGAACAAGGCGGGGGTTACTACTAATGAATACTATGGATATTATTAAGAGCGCAGAAGCAAAAGACGCAGCAGGAATTTCTGATGCAGTCAGTAAAGTTTTGTCTACTAAAGCATTTGAAAAGTTGGAAAATATGAAGCGTGATTTCGCCAAGAATCTTCTAACGCCCGAATCTAAGGTAGAGGGAGAGAACTAATGAAATCCTTTAAGGAATTCAAATCTCAAGTGTCTGAGGGTATGGACGATGGTATTCATCGCCTACAAGATAAAGACATTGAGTTTGATATCGACAACATTGACGTAGAGACAGTCTATGATAAAGACGTAGACGTTTTTATGGATGAAGATGCGTTGGGTCAAATTAAGGATATCGTTAAAAATAGTTCTGCAAAAGCAGTAAAATTTGCAGACGGTAAAAGCATGAAAGTTGATATGCAAACTGCAAACGTTCTTTTGAAGGTTTTAGATGCACTTAACGATACTAACAAGAAAAAATTCGGTGATATGCTCGGAAAGAATAAAGCAAACTTTATGAAAGCAGTCGATTTTGCTTGGGGTGCGGTGAAGTAAATGTCACTTCAACTGGTATTAGCAATTGAATCTGGAAACGCAGAAAAGGTTAAATCTGTGTTTGAGAGCGTTATAAATAATAAAGTAGCAGATTATTTGCAAGACTTGAAAATTGATATTGCATACGACATGTTTGAAGAAGTCGATTCTGATGATGAAGAAGAGATGGATGAGGCAAGAGTTAAGCGAGTGAATCGTATCCGTGGGGGTGTGGTTCAAAGGCGTAAGGTTGTTTCGACAGATAGTAAATATCGTACAACTGGACAAGGACAAAAACTTGTTCGTATGTCTGCAACCGAAAGACGCAATCGCAAATTGGCGCAAATTAAAGCGGCAAGAAAGCGTAAAGCAAAAGCGAGTCGTAGTGCAATAAAACGCAAGTTGACTAATAGAAAACGAGAAACGAGGGGTTTCAACAGATGAAACTAATATCAGAAGCAGTTGAAGATATCCAGTTTGTAACGGAAGGTGCTGAATCAGGTGCTAAAAACTATTACATCACTGGCGTTTTCATGCAAGCAAACAAAAAGAATAGAAATGGGCGTGTCTACCCTGCGGAAATCCTCGAAAGAGAAGTTAAACGCTATGCAGACACATACATTACTAGCAATAGAGCATTCGGTGAACTAGGACACCCAGATGGTCCTACTATCAATTTAGACCGTGTATCCCACATGATTACTGAACTTTACCGTGACGGTGATAACTTCATGGGTAAAGCAAAAATCATGGATACACCAATGGGCAAAATTGTGAAGAACCTCATGGATGAAGGCGCACGTTTAGGCGTTTCATCTCGTGGTATGGGTTCGCTAAAGCAGTCTAATGGTGTCAACGTTGTGCAGAGTGACTTTTATTTGTCTACTGCCGCAGATATCGTTGCTGACCCTTCCGCACCTGATGCATTTGTGCATGGTATTATGGAAGGTAAAGAATGGATTTGGGATAACGGTGTACTAAGAGAATCCACTATTGGGGAATATAAAAAAGAAATCGAGAAGGCGACTTCATTACAACTTGAAGAAGTCAAAATGCGATTATTCTCCGATTTCATTCAAAAATTGTAACATTATAAATAGTATTGTAATAACTTACATCAAAAGGAGATTAATCTCATGCTAAAGAAATTTGCAGAGCAAACCAACGAAGCGGAAGTAATTGCAGAAGATTTGGATGCTATCGAAGCATCTGAGTCAGAAGTGGTTGCGGAAGAAGAAGTTAAGGTTGAAGAAACACTAGACGAAGCAAAATCTGTTAAGAAAGAAGAAGAAGGCGAAGAGTCTGATTCAGAAGACGAAGCAGAAGTAGCAGAGTCAAAGAAAGTCGCTAAAGAGTCTGACGATATGGAAGACGAAGAAGGCGATGACGAAGACGAAGCAGCAGAAGACGACATGGAAGAGTCTAAGAAGTCTGTTAAGAAAGAAGAGGTCGAATTGACCGTTGACGTTCAAGAAGACGTTGAAGCACTTCTTTCAGGTTCTGACGCAGAACTATCAGAAGAGTTCAAGCAAAAGGCAACTGTCGTATTCGAAGCAGCAGTCAAGTCAAAAGTTGCAGAGCAACTAGACCAAATTAAAGAATCTGTTGAAGCAGAGTATCAAGCACAACTAGAATCAGTTCGTGCTGAACTTGCAGAAAAAGTTGACGGTTACCTCAACTACGTTGTTGAAGAGTGGGTTAAAGATAACGCACTTGCAATTGAGCGTGGTTTGAAGGGCGAAATCGCAGAAGAATTCATGGCAGGTTTGAAAAACCTTTTCATTGAGAACTACATTGATGTTCCAGAAGAAAAGGCAGACATGCTTGATGAATTAGCAACTAAGGTAGATACCCTAGAAGCGAAACTCAACGAAGAATTTGAAGCAAACGTTGAGATGAAGAAGGAACTTGATTCGTTCAAAGCAAAAGAAACTTTCTCAGAGGCATGTCAAGGTCTGACTGCTACTCAAGTAGAAAAGTTTGAAGGACTTGCTGAGGGCGTAGAGTTCGAAACTATTGACCAGTACCGTGAGAAGTTAGAAACTATCAAGGAATCTTATTTCCCTAAAGTAAGGGCAACTGGTGCAGAGAAAGAAGACAGTGTAGATGCTCCTGCAAAACTATCAGAGCAACTATCTGATACAATGAGCATTTATGCTAAAACGCTTTCAAGCATGAAGAAGTAAAACATATTTGTATTATAAATACTAATATGAATGCTTTGAGTGTTTAGATAAAACAGTTATATTACATCTATCATTAAGGAGATAAGACATGTATCTATCAGAAGAATCCCAAAAGAAATGGGAACCAATCCTTGAACATGCAGACGCACCTGCAATTCAAGACCCCTACAAGAAGGCAGTAACCGCTGTTCTTCTTGAGAACCAAGAAAAAGCAATCCGTGAGCAACGTGAGCAAATGGGTTTGTTCGAAGCAGGTCCTCTAAACCAGACTGGCAACGTTTCAAACTTTGACCCCGTTCTAATCTCACTAGTTCGCCGCTCAATGCCACAACTCATTGCATATGACGTTGCTGGTGTTCAACCAATGACTGCACCTACTGGTCTAATCTTTGCTATGCGAGCAAAAGATGGCGCTGGTAACGAAGTGTTCTACAACGAAGCAGACACAGACTTCTCAGGTGCTGGTACTCACGCAGGTACTAACCCAATGGACGGTACTCCAGATTCAGACGTTTCTGGTGACGGTACTTACACAACTGGTACTGGTATGACTACTGGTGCTGGCGAAGCATTGGGCGCATCAGGTGGCGGTACTTTCAACGAAATGCAATTCTCAGTAGAGAAGATTTCTGTTGAAGCAAAAACTCGTGCGCTAAAAGCAGAATACACTGTTGAACTTGCTCAAGACTTGAAAGCAGTTCACGGTCTAGACGCTGAAACTGAACTAGCAAACATCCTTTCTGGTGAAATCCTTGCGGAAATCAACCGTGAAGTTATGCGTACAATCTACCGTTCTGCCAAACTTGGTAACGGTGGTACTGGTGCATTCGATGTTTCTGCTGATTCAGACGGTCGTTGGTCAAACGAGCGTTACAAAGGCATGATGTTCCAAATCGAGCGTGAAGCAAACGTTGTTGCTCGTGAAACTCGCCGAGGTAAAGGTAACTTCATCATCTGTTCCGCAGACGTTGCTTCTGCACTAGCATCTGCTGGCGTGATGACTTACACTCCTGCTCTTAACACTAACCTAAATGTTGACTCAACTGGCAACACTTTCGCTGGTGTTCTAAACGGTAAGACTCGTGTATACGTTGACCCATATGCTGGCAATGACTTCGTTGTTGTTGGTTACAAAGGCGACAGTGCATACGATGCTGGTATCTTCTACTGCCCATACGTTCCTCTACAGATGGTTCGTGCGGTTGGTGAAAATACTTTCCAACCTAAGATTGGTTTCAAAACTCGCTACGGCATGGTTGCGAACCCATTCGCTCAAGGTATTACTGCTGGTGGCGGTGCGTTGACTCCTCGTAGCAACACCTACTACCGTGGTTTCTCAGTAACTAACCTTCTCTAATAGGTAGATACTAAGAAGAGTAGGACTTGAACCTACCAACCTTTTAGGGGACTCTTCGGAGTCCCCTTTTTTATGCGTATAAATAGTATGAAGAAGTCTAACTATGAAAGGGTCTCTATGTCTGATAGTAAGATTATCCTCATTCAAGATTTAATTGATAGTAAGTTACGCAAAGAACAAGAACTAGAGTTTTATCAAAGAGAGTTGGAAAAACTCCAACAGAAGATGTGGTTCGTTCAAAAAGAAATCCAACTGACAGTAACTATCATCGACATTATTGAGACTGAGAAAGTTATCGACATTCAAGAGCATATTAGGAAAACCACATGAGCGTACAGAACCAACCGAAAAATTTAAACGTTGCGACTATTAATAATTTTCGCATGATATTTTCAAAACTTCCTACGATGGAGTTTTTTGTTACCGATTGCAATATCCCAAGCATTACATTGGGCGAAGCACTTGCGCCAAGTTACTTGATTGACAGACCACTTCCAGGTGACAAGATTACCTACGGTGAATTCTCAGTGGAATTT